CTAAAGCTATCTCCGCAAGGAATAAGGCAAAAGCGAAATGAGAGCATTATCAGTTGGAGTTAGTCCCACAGCGGCAGTAGACACTACAGTCTATACCTGTCCTACTGGCTATTACTCTAAATTTACTGTAATGTATATACACAATACAGGTGGCTCTACCAAGCATATAACTGTTCAATGGTTTGACGCAAGTGCTAATACAACCCTTGATATATTGACTAATTACGATTTTTCATCAAAGACCTATTTGCAGTTTGATGGCAATGCCTACATTGTTTTTGAAGAAGGCGATAAGTTAAAAATAACTACTCAGTCTGCAAGTTCATTCAGTTTTATAGCAACATTTGAAGAAGAAGGGTTGAGTAGAGCATGACCTACCTTGAACTAGTTAACGATGTACTCGTAAGATTGCGTGAAACAACAGTTTCTACTGTTTCCGAAACCTCTTATTCTGCCCTAATTGGCAAGTTTGTAAATGATGCAAAGCGTCAGATTGAAGATGCTTTTGCTTGGAATGTTTTGGGTCAAACCATTACAGTGACCACTGTAGCATCTACACCCGCTTATTCTCTGACAGGTGCTGGTCAGAAGTTTCAAGTGATGGATGTAATCAACACCACAAGCAATGTGGGACTCATAAACATCAGTTTTGTGGACATGAACCGCAAGCTAAACTTTACGCCACTTGTTAATTCCATACCTACAGAATTTGCCTTTGATGGTGTTGATGGTAGCTACGACACTAAGGTAAATCTTTACCCAATACCTGATGGCGTATACACGATCAAATTTGCCTTGACAGTGCCACAGGCTACGTTGTCATCAGATGCAACTGTTGTTTCTGTTGCTGATACGTTAGTGTCTCAGAATGCTTATGCTCGTGCATTGGTAGAACGTGGTGAAGATGGTGGTCTGTCTTCATCTGAGGCTTATTTGCTTTACAAAGCAATGTTGGCTGATTACATTGCATTGGAAGGCACTCGCTATCCTGAAAATCAAGAGTTTGTGGCAACATGAGTCAAGCACTACAGACTTATTCTTTAACAGCCCCCGGCTTTCAAGGGTTGAATACCCAAGAATCGCCTCTTGATTTGTCTCTTGGATTTGCCTTAGTTGCTCAAAATGCAATCATTGACCAGTATGGTCGTATTGGTTCACGCAAAGGATACTCTAAGGTAAATTCTTCTAGTGGTGCTTTAGGTGCAAATGATGTAACTGTCATCCATGAATTAGTGCAAGCAGATGGAACTTTGACTGTTTTATTTGCTGGAAATTTAAAGTTATTCAAACTTGATGGCTCTAATGCTGTGGTTGAATTGACCTATGGGGGTGGTGGTACAACACCAACCATTACCGCTAACAATTGGCAATGTGCTTCACTTAATAGCATCACATACTTCTTTCAATCAGGCCATGATCCACTGATATTTGATCCTACTGTTTCAACTACAACATATCGCAGGGTATCTGAAAAGACAGGTTACGTAGCTACAGTTCCATCAGCAAATATTGTTATATCTGCTTTTGGTAGATTGTGGGCAGCAAACACTACAACCAACAATGCAACAGTCTTTTTCTCTGATTTGATTGCTGGTCATGTTTGGTCAACAGGTACATCAGGTTCTTTGAATGTAGACCGTGTGTGGGTCAATGGTGCTGATGAGATTACAGGACTTGCTGCACACAATGGCTTTTTGTTTATCTTTGGTAAGCGTCAGATTCTGATTTATCAAAATGCAACTACACCAGCTTCAATGCAATTGAGTGATACTGTTGAGGGCATTGGTTGTATTGCAAGGGATAGCATTCAGACTACCAGCACTGATGTTCTGTTCTTATCTAATTCTGGTGTCAGATCATTGATGAGAACAATTCAAGAGAAGTCTTCTCCTGAGCGTGACTTGTCTAAGAATGTGCGTAATGATTTGATGAGTGCTGTTTCTGCTGAAACTGCATCAAATATTAAAGCTATATATTCTGAAACAAATGCACTTTATTTGTTGAATCTTCCAACATCAAAATACACTTATGCGTTTGATACAAAAGGAATCATGCAAGATGGTTCTTCTAGGTCAACAATTTGGGACAGTATTGAGCCAACATCTTTTTGTGCAAGACGTAATGGTGATTTGTTGATTGGCAAGAATGGGTATGTTGGAAAATACGGCACATACTTGGACGATGCAACTTCATATAGATTGGCATACTATACAAATAACGCTGACCTTGGTGATATAAATGTCACTTCTATTTTGAAGAAGATAAAGGTTATTGTTGTTGGTGGTTCTAATCAATTGGTAACATTAAAGTGGGGATATGACTTCACAGGAAGTTATTACTCTGCACAAGTAAATATACCTAGTCAAACAACTGCCGAATATGGTACTGCTGAATATGGTGCAAATGCCACAGTAATAGCGTATTACACTTCTGGAGTTGCATTAACAACAATAGAAACAAATGCAAGCAGCAAGGGGAAAATTGTTCAAATAGGGGTTGAGATGGATATAAACAACAATCAATTATCCATTCAAAAGATTGAACTTCAAGCCAAAAATGGCAAGATTGCATAAGGAAAAAAATGTCAAATTACACACAAACAACAAATTTTGCAACCAAGGATGCACTTGCATCTGGTAATCCTTTAAAAGTTGTTAAAGGTACTGAGATCAATGTTGAGTTTGCAAATATTGCAACTGCTGTTGCAACTAAGTCAGATTTAGTAAGTCCTACCTTTACAGGTACGGTAACGATTCCTACGTTGGCTGTTACTGGTACATCAACACTAACAGGTGTAGCAACATTAACTTCTCAACCAATTTTATCTAGCTTGACGGCTTCTAAGCCTGTGTTCACAGACGCATCTAAAGGTTTGGTGAGTACAGGTACTTTAGGGGCAGATCAAGGCGGTACAGGGGTTGCAAACAATGCAGCAATGACTGTTACAGGTTCTGGTAACTTTGCTTACACTCGAACTTTGACAGGCGCAACAAACGTAACTTTACCTACAACTGGCACTTTAGCTACTCTTGCAGGGACAGAGACTTTTACTAATAAAACTTTAACAAGTCCAACGCTGACAACACCAGATATTAACTCGGCTCAAATTCCTACTGTGTCAGGCACTGCGCCTTTGTATATGGCAAGGGCTTGGGTCAACTTCAACGGCACTGGCACTGTGGCTATTCGCGCAAGCGGCAACGTGTCAACCATTTCGGATAACGGAACAGGCAATTACACAGTTAACTTTACCAGCGCAATCGTAGATGCAAACTACGCTTGTACTGTGGGTCTTGGTAATGACTCTGGGTCAGGTGCCAACGGGTCTTGGGCACAGCGCGTTGGCGCTTCTCGCAGCACTACAAGCATACAAATTTTGTGTGCTAGACCAGACAACGGGGCGCTTGCAGATGCAAGCGATTCAAACGTTGCCATCTTCCGCTAACCAAAGGAGTAAATCATGAACCAAAGAATCATTTTTCAAAACGACGAAGGCGGCGTGTCCGTCCTTATTCCAACCCCCGAGTGCTTGCAAGAGCACACGATTGAAGAGATTGCTGCCAAGGATGTTCCTGCTGGCAAGCCTTACAAGATCGTGGACGTGGCAGACATTCCGTCTGACCGCACTCTCCGCAACGCTTGGGAAGTCGATGTCAACACATTGACCGATGGTGTTGGCGCTGAGTCCAACGAGTTCCCTGTGAAGGAGGAAGCATGATTTCCATCAACATGACCAAGGCGAAAGAGATCGCCCACACCGCTCGCCGCGCCGCCCGCGCTGCTGAGTTCGCGCCGCTGGACGTCAAGGCAACCATTCCCTCTGAAGCAGTAGCTGCTGAGACTGCAAGACAAGCGGTACGTGGCAAGTACGCCACTATGCAGACCGCCATTGATGCAGCAACAACAACAGATCAACTTAAAGCAGCAATGCCATGATTACCCACCATTTTTCTGATGGTTTGTATGCCAAGGAAGCTAGGTTTCCTGCGGGTACTGCCATCTTGAAACACACCCATAACTTCAGTCACTTGTCTATCTTGGCTGAAGGTAAGGTTGCGGTGTTGCGTGGGAATGAGATTGATATTGTTACTGCTCCTGCTTGCATTGAAATTAAGGCTGGCTTGACGCATGGCGTTAAGGCGATAACTGATTGTGTTTGGTTTTGTATTCATGCCACAGACGAGAAAGATCCGTCTAAAGTGGATGAGATTTTGATTAAAGGGGATTGATATGCCATTCAGTGCAGTATTAGGATTTTTAGGGGCGCAAGAGCAAGCGTCTGCTACAGAAGCGGCGGCAAATACATCTGCGGCGGCTCAACGTGATGCGGCTAGACAAGCGGCTGAAGCGGCTAGATTTCGCCCTGTTGGGATTACTACCCGTTATGGTAGTTCCAACTTTCAATTTGACCCTAGTGGTTATTTGTCAGGCGCTAGTTATAACGTAAGTCCTGAACTAAGGGCATATCAAGATCGTTTGATGGGTCTTACTGGTGGTGCTTTAGATCAAGCTGAACGGGCTCAACAACAGTATGCTCCCCTACAGACTGCGGCTACAGGCTTGTTTGGATTGGGTCAGCAGTATCTTGCACAGAGTCCTGAACAGGTTGCGGCTCAATACATGGCTAAACAACAGGATTTGCTTGCTCCTAGCCGTGAACGTCAGATGGCTCAGTTGCAGAACCAGTTGTTCCAACAAGGTCGTGGCGGTTTGTCTGTAGGCGCTACAGGCACTAGACCAAGTGGTGCGGCTGGATTGGGTGCTACTACACCTGAGATGGAAGCCTACTACAACGCTATTGCCCAACAGGATGCTCAGTTGGCGGCAAATGCACAGCAAGCTGGTCAACAGAATGTTGCGTTTGGTGCTGGCTTGTTTGGTACTGGTGCAGGGATGCTAGGTCAGTATCAAGCTGGTCAGGTTGGCGCATTGAGTCCCTTTACAACCTATTTGGGTGCTGGTCAGACTATTGAAGAACTTGGACAACAGCCTTTGGATATTGGCGCACAGTTGGGTGGTAGAGCGGCTACTGCTGGTGCTAATGTTGGTCAATCATTGTTGCAAGGTGGATTATCGGCGGCTCAAACGCAACAACGTGGTGCTGGATTTAGTCCTACCGCTGGTTTGTATGCTGGATTAGCTAATAGTCCAAGACTGCAAACTGGATTTGAAAAAATGTTTGGTGGAATAAAATTTGGTGGACAAAGTAATTATTTCGATAATATGGGAAATGAATTTACCTCATCTGGAACACCAATTTACGACTATTAAGGAATAATCATGGCAACCTCAGAAATTCTTGGTTTATTTACTACCCCTGAACAGTACCAACTTGCTCAACAGCAAGCACAACAGGCGCAAGCTATTCAGTATGCAAATCTTGACCCAATGGCTCGTGCCAACTATGGGACTTTTCGTGCTGGTCAACAGTTAGGCGGTGCTATTGGCGGTGCTTTGGGTGGTCAAGACCCACAACTACAGTTAATTGCTCGTAGACAGCAGATATTGGGAATGATTGACCCGTCTAACCCTGATTCCTATGCTCAAGCTATTCAAATGGCATTGCAAGGTGGGGATACCCAAACTGCATTTATCTTACGCAATGAGATGATGAAGGCAAAGCAACAGGCTCAAGAACAGCAGTTGCAGGGTTATAAATTGACTGATTACCTTACTGAGCGTGGTATGGGTATGCAGACTCAAGGTCTCACCAATAGGGCTAATGAATTGGTTGGTCAACTTAAGAACCCTGATGGCACTATCAATGAGCAAGTTAAGGCTCAACTGCTTTCATTCCCTCAAGGTCGTGCGGCTATATCTGAGCAAGCTAAAGTTCTTCCTGCTTTGCGTCAGTTGGGTGCTGCTGGTGCTGTTGAAGATGACCCATTCAAGATATTTACTCAAGACCCAACCATTCCGAAAAATGTTCAAACTCTTGCAACTCAATATTCAAATAGCTTGACCAAGGGAATGATTGACCCTGAAAAGGTTGATGCCAAGGTCAAGGAATTGACTGACATGACTCAAAGAGTTCAACAGTTTGAGCAAAATCAAGTGCAGATTAAAGCTAATCAAGACATGATGAACAGCTTTAAGTCTCAAGGATTGCAGAACTCACAAGCATATCTTGCTATTGCACAATCTAATAATGCTCTTGCACAACAGAATGCTGCATTTAATCGTCAAATGAAGCAGGATGAAATTGTAAGAAAACAAGAAGAAAAAGCCAACAAACCTCTCAGACCAGACTTGGCTAAAGATGAAGAAGCTGACTATGGCAATGCTAGTGCGGCTAGAAATCTAGCTATTGAGGCTTATGACTATGTAAACAGTATCAAACGTGGTGATATTAAGTTTGGCTTGAAAGATCGTGCATCTATTGCGGTTAGAAGTGCGGCTGGTTCAAATGACCCTGATGTAGTTGCTAGAAATGACTTTGAGAGATTCAAGACCCGTCTTGTCAATGAGTCTTTACGCCTGAATAAAGGTACTCAAACTGAGGGTGATGCCACAAGATCAATCAAAGAATTGCAAGGCGCTGAATCTGAAGTTGATGCCGCTAAAGCAATCAATACACTGGCTGAACTTAACGCTAGGAAAGTATCTGACGCACAAAAATCAATTGAAAGACGCAGGGTTAATGCTGGCGCTAAATTGCCTGAAGTTCCAATCGAAACATTGAGATTTGAGCCACAGACATTTACACAACGAGATGTTGACGCATTTTTGAAGAATCCAAAGTATCCATCAGGAAGTGTTTTTGTTGACCCCAAAGGGACTAGAAGGGTGAAGCCATAATGACTGACTACACAAAATTACCTTTAGCTGAAGGTGAAGCTAGAACTTCAGTATTTCAAGAAAACACCCAATATTCACCCCTTGCTGAATCAGCAAGGGCATTTGGTCAAGGTTTAACCTTTGGCACTTTAGATGAACTTGAAGCCGCATTGCGTACAGGTTCTATTAGTGGTGCTGACTATGAGCGTCAGCGAAATCAATTGCGTGAACAACAAAAGCAGTTTGGTGAAGATATGCCACTGGTTAAGACTCCATTGGAGTTGGCTGGTGGTATTGCTTTACCTTTTGGTGCAGCCCGTCAAGTTGCAAAGTTAGCACCCGAAGCGCAAGCATTGGTTACAGGTACAACATTAACGGGTCAGGCGGGTCGTGGTACTGCTGTTGGTGCTACTACTGGTGCTTTATCAGGGTACGGGTATTCTGAGAAAGATGCTTTTTCTGACACTGTTATGGGTGGTATTTTGGGTGGTATTTTGGGCGGTACTGTCCCTATTGTTATTGATAAGGCTGGCTCGTTAATCAAGAATGTGCTTAACGCATCAGGCATTGGTGACCAAGCAACTGCATCATCAAAGATGCTTGCCAACTACTTGGACAAGGACAATCTATCTCCTCAAGAGGCTTTTGACGCATTAGAAGAATTACGCCGCATTGGTGTTCCTAATCCCGTCATTGCTGACTTGGGCAAGAACCTGAATGATCTAGCCTATAACGCATACATTGTCCAATCCAAAGCCAAGGGTACTACTGCAAATTTCCTTGAAAGCAGATTGATTGACCAACCAAATGATATTGTTCAGGGTTTGGTTGAAAAGGCAGGATTAGCTAAGAATGTTAATGGCTATGAGTATTTGACTGCACTTGCTGAGAACCAAGCAAGTAAGGCTAATGCTGCTTATCCAAATGCTTATAGACTTGACATTGATGCAAGACCATTTAGGACTTATGTTGATAGACCAGTATTTATTCAGGCATACAAAGAGGCTGAAAGACGTGCCTCTGTTAAGGGTGAAACATTACCCTCTCTTGATTCAATTCGTAATGCCCAATCTGTACCAACAGATATTTTGCATAAAATTAAGATGGGGTTAGATGACCTTATTGAAAAAGAAACAGATGCTGTAACAACCAAAGTAACTCGTTATGGTCGTGATCTTATAAATGTCAAAAATGAATTCAATGACAAGATCAAATCATTGAATGGTGATTATGCAAAAGCTAATTCTGAATTTGCTGATGATGAAAGAATTAGAAAATCATTTCAGATGGGTCAGAAGTATCAGCAATTAGACACTAAGGAAGCTGTTGCCAATATCAAGAAAATGAATGCTGATGAAAAGGAAGCATTCAGACTTGGCATGATGGCAGACATAAACAAACGTGTTGATAGATTTAAAAGCGGTGACTTTACTAGAGAAGTTTTTAAGTCAAACAATCAAAAATTGCTTATTCGTAATGCCTTTAGTGACACTCTGGATGCCAATGGCAATGTGATTAAGTCAGCACAAGATGCCTATACAGATTTCTCTCAGTACATTAAAGGTCTTGAGCAACAAAGCAAGACAGCTAAAAAGATTATTGGCGGTTCACCTAGTGGTGAGCGTTTATCTACTCAAGCTCAAGCTAGTGAATTAGGAAGCATCACGCAAAGCCTTTCAACTGGTGATTTAACTGGCACAGCATTGGGCTTGCTGAAGAATGCGTTAGCCAGATCAAGAGGCATTAGCGGTGAAACATCAGAAGCATTGCAAAAGCGTTTGTTTACCACAGACCCTATTGAGCAAAGAGCGGTGCTAGATGAGTTGAATCGCAGGGCAAGGAAGAAGCCTACGGGCTTGCTATCTGGTGCGGCTGCTCTTGGCACTGCCACAGGCATCTTAGGAGACTGAAATTGATCCAATCAGTATTTGTCTTCTTGCGGCTGGCTTGGTCAAAAACATCCAAGCTGGCTGTGAACTCTATAAGCAAGCTAAAGAGTCTTTTGTCGAAATCAGGAACACTGCTAATGAAGTTGTCGCTATTGGCAAAGAGGTCAAAGGATTTTGGGGTTCATTGCGTAAACTATTTGGCGGTAGTCCCAAGCCTGAAACTGCAAAGTCTGTGGCTAAAGCTAAAAAGTCTGAGTATAAAAATGTCGATGAAACTGAAGTCAAAACCGAAATTGTAAAAAATTTAAGTGAGTTCTTCAAGCTGCAATCTATGCTTGAGGAACACATAAGGGAAGCTGAAGAAAAGGCTAGGACTGTAGTTTTTGCTGATGATGTGAACTTGATGGAAGAAGCCCTGAACAGGGTTTTGGCGCAACAAGAGATGGAGAGGTTGGTAGTTCAGATCAGAGAGTGCATGGTCTATCAGTCGCCCCCTGAGATGGGTGCTTTGTATTCTGAAGTGTTCAGCATGAGAGACATCATTGCGGCAGAGCAAGCAAAAGCAAGGAAAATGCGGGATGCAGAAGCATGGCAACGAAAGCAAAGGGAGCGTCTTCTAGCCGAAAAGCAAGTGTATCTAATGGTGAGTATCCTTTGCCTCCTATATACATGGCTTCTGATAGCGTTCATAAGCAAGATTGGGAGAACGTAGTGGGATGGATTGCCTGTTGTGTTCTCGTAATATTGCTGTTACCCATAATGGGTATCATTCTGCTAGAAACGCTAGAGGCAAAGCATCAGGTCAACCAACAGATAGAGAAGGTTGAGAAGCTAAGACGCAAAGTCGAGAACTCTGAAAGGAAGAATCGTGATAAAGAGCCTAGCAATAATTCTGACAATTCTGTTTCTGACAGGTTGTGATGACAGATACCGCTACAAGTGCCAAGACCCATTGAATTGGAATGAGCCTGATTGCAAACCCCCAATCTGTACCGCATCTGGTACTTGTCCTGAGTTTTTAGTAACACCTGAAAAGGAGAAAAAGTAATGGCTACCATTGGATACAAACCTAATAATCGCCTGACAGCAGATGAGATTGAGGTCAGAGTATGGGCATTCGTTATCGTAGTCTTGGTGAGCATTCTGTTGGCTTCTATGGGTATGTTTCTGTACTCAGTTTCGTTTGTTCAACAGCCAATGAACGGCAGTATGGCGGCGATTGACAAGGTGTATACACAGCAGATTAGCACCATCATGGTGTTCATCACTGGTGTTTTGGGTGGTGTAGCTGGTAGGTCTGGAGTTAAGGCGATAGCTAATGCGAGTGCCAAGGCTGAAGCTAATGACAACGATGAACCCCCAAAGCCATGAGCCTGTTTAATCCTTGGGTGCTGTTGGGCATCCTGATGGCGGTACTGTCTGCTGCTGGCGGTGGGTACTTTAAGGGTCAGCATGACGAGAATACCCGCCAGCAAGTAGAAATAGCCGCCTTGAATGCCAAGGCAAGAGAGACTGAGCAAAACATGGTAAAGGTAGCAAATACCTATGCTGAAACTTTAAGGAAGTCACAGAATGCTGCTAGAACTAAAGAAACTAAGTTACGGGCTGATGTTGCCTCTGGTGCTTTGCGCCTGTCAATCCCCACCCAAAGCCCCGTATGTTCCCCCTCAGTTACCCCCGTTACCGCTGGAGATAACAGCGGAGAGACACGAACCGAACTTAGTGGACAGGTTAGTGAAACTCTTATCGCCATCGCCTCAGAAGGAGATGCCGCCATCCGAAAACTCAACCAATGTATCCAAACCTACGAAACCCTGAAAGGAATGAAATGAACCTCTCTGCAAACTTTACCCTCAAAGAACTAACCAAGTCCGATACAGCCACTAGATTGGGTCTGGACAATACCCCTGATGATGAGGCTTTAGAGAACTTGAAGACTTTATGCGAAATGGTGCTTCAACCTGTGCGTGAGCATTTTGGTAAGTCTGTGACTGTTAACTCAGGTTATCGCAGTCCTGAGTCAAATGCCGCTGTTGGCGGGTCTAAGACTTCAGACCATTGCAAGGGTCAAGCTGCTGATATTGAGATTGCTGGCGTTGCCAATGCTGATCTTGCCCAATGGATTATGGACAATTTGGACTATACACAGTTAATCTTAGAGTTCTACACACAAGGTATCCCTGATTCAGGTTGGGTACACGTTTCCTATGACCCTAATAACCTCAAGAAGCAAGAACTCACCGCCGTTAAGGTTGCGGGGAAGACTCAGTATCTCCAAGGATTACAGGCTTAATTAGTCGCCTACAAAAGTGTTTAGGGGTGAGGTGTTCGTACAAGATCACCTCACCACACTTGTCGCATAACCAAGCTACGCCATGATCTACAGTGGTCTTCTTAGACCCATGCTGACCATGCTGCTTGCCGTAGAAGGTTCTTATCTTACGAATCATTTACTAAGTTTAGCCCTTGAATAGATGGTAATTTGCTGCTTGGATTCAAGCCCAATTTTAGCTTGTGCAGCCTGACCCCATGCCCTACCCTGCGCTATCTGGCGCATCTCCTTATCTCTTGTCCAGATTGAGGGAGTGCCATCTTTCCAATCGAATACAGTCTTTGGCTTATTCATTCGTTAATCCTGTGGTGGTGTGCAAGTGTGAATGGTGGTCAAGTCTTTTGTGCGTTTACCGCATCGTGGGCAGAAGTTTTGCTCTGTACGCTGTTGCTCAGTAAAACCTACCAAAGGGCGAGGTGGAACATTAGGAGTTTTTTCAAACATCCAATCAGGTATATCAGTAGTCATTTCTTCATCTCCTTAATCTCTTTCTGAATCCCTGCACTCATTTGCAGGAATAGTCTCAAAAACTTAACCCCGCCCAATCTGACGTATTCGGCATATTCGGATTGGGTGAGGCGCAAATTAACAGCCCTACCCTGCTCTGTCTTCTCTTTCATGATTTCATGTTCCTGATGTAAATAGTCAAGCCATCAATCGTGTCTTTCCCAAAGCCAGTTAGCTTCTCAACCTCTTTGGCTACTTCTTCAATGACTTGATTGCGGTATGGGTTTTTGGATATGGCAGCTTGTACGGCACGTTTGCGCCACATACTCTGCTTCTCAATCTCGTTGAATGCCTCATCTTCATCTGTCATAGTATTCACCCCTTAACTCAGCAATGATGTTGTTTAGCCTGTGGATGCGTTTCTCGTTGTACCCGACAATTGATTGAGCGTATTCAACAGCACTCTCACCCTGCATCTTTAAATGTTGCGCCTCAATAAGTTCCTTTTCGGCTACTTCCAAAGGGGTCTTGGCTCTG